GATGATGAGAATGATCATCAGCGGATTCGGATTGAGCCGATTTTCGATGCTGACTCATCGGTATTTTTTGATCTGGATGCCAAGCGTCAGGACAAGGCGGATGCTAAGAAGTGTTTTGTTCTGACCTCGATGACTCGTTCGGCCTATGAGGCTGAGTACGATGATGACCCGGCGTCTTGGCCCAAGGAGATCCACCAGTATGAATTTGATTGGCTGACGCCGGATGTGGTGTTTGTGGCTGAGTATTACTGTGTGGAGAGTAAGTCTGAGATAGTTCGGGTGTTCCAGGCGATTGATGGGACGGAGGAGCGGTACTCCGAGGCTGACTTTGAGAATGATGAGACGTTGGAGGAGACGCTACTGGCTATTGGTAGTGTGGAGATTCGTCAAAAGAAGGTAAAGCGTCGCAAGGTGCATAAGTACATCATGAGTGGCGCTCGGATTCTGGAGGACTGCGGCTACATTGCCGGGACTTGCATTCCAATTGTGCCGGTGTATGGCAAGCGCTGGTTCATTGACAACATCGAGCGGTGCATGGGGGTTGTGCGGTTTGCCAAGGATGCACAGCGCCTGAAGAATATGCAGTTGTCCAAGCTGGGTGAGATCAGCGCATTGTCGAGTGTTGAGAAGCCAATTCTGATGCCAGAGCAGGTTGCTGGGCATCAGGTGATGTGGGCTGAAGACAATCTGAAGAATTACCCTTACTTGCTGGTGAATCCTATTACCGGCCCGGACGGTTCGCAGCAGGCATCTGGCCCTGTGGCGTACACCAAGAGTCCGCAATTGCCACCAGCTATGGCGGCGCTGCTGCAACTGACTGAGGCTGACATTGCTGATATTTTGGGTAACCAGCAGAATGGCGACAAGATTGTCAGCAACATCTCTGGCAAGGCTGTTGAGATGGTTCAGCAGCGTCTGGATATGCAGGCGTTCTTGTACATGAATAACTTTGGCAAGGGTATTCAGCGTTGCGGTGAGATTTGGTTATCAATGGCGAAGGAAATCTACGTTGAGCCGAAGCGTCGGATGAAGGCCATTGGTGAGCAGAATGAGGTTGAGTCCATTGAGCTGATGAAGCCAATGATGAATGAGGAAGGCGAGATTGAGTTGGAGAATGATCTGTCTGAGGCCAAGTTTGATGTGGTGTCCTCAGTTGGGCCGTCGTCCAATAGTCAGCGTCAGGCCACGGTGCGTTCTGTTCTGGGTATGCTGCAACTGACGCAAGACCCACAGACCCAGCAGGTATTGCTGGCTATGGCGTTCCAGAACATGGACGGCGAGGGTATCTCTGATGTGCGGTCTTACTTCCGTAAGCAGATGGTGCAGGCCGGTGTGATGAAGCCCAATGAGGAAGAAGCCAAGGAACTCGCAGCAGCGGCTCAGAATGCCCAGCCTGACCCGAATGCCCAGTACATGATGGCTGTGACTGAGGAGGCTCAGGCAAAGGCTGAGAAGGCTCGGGCTGATACTGTGCTTACAATGGCGAAGGCTCAAGAAACTGAGGCCAAGACGATTGAGACTTTGGCTGGTGTGGAAGGTGGGCAGGGACAAGGTGGAGGCCAGCAGCAGGCCATGCCTGTTCAGATGGATGAGAAGACGATGCTGGAGATTGAGGCCATGCGCTTGGAGAATGAGATGCGCAGGCGCAAGGTGGATAGCACGGATTCTCAAATTGAGCAGTTACGATCTGAGCGGCAGGCAAATGACAGTATGGTTCAGGCCAGTGCTGCAATGCAGCAAGCGGTTGATGGGTTGGGTCAGAGCATTGCCTTCATTGGTGATGCTGTTGGCAAGATGAGTCAGGCAGTTGGTCAGTTTGCGGATGTGAGTTCGCAGAATACCGACAAGGCCATTGCTGCAATCAGTCGGCCAAAACGCATTGTGCGTGAAAAAGGTCGAGTGTCACGCATTGAAACGGAGTGAACTAAATGGCTGACAATGTAGGCTATACACCAGGCACAGGAGCGCTGGTTGCTGCTGACGAGATTGCTGGTGTTCTTCACCAGCGAATCAAACTCGGAATTGGAGAGGATGGGGAGGCAGTTGATGTTTCGGCAGCCAACCCTCTCCCAATTACTTCTGCAACGCCACTGGCCGTTACTGGGCCATTGACAGATGCTGAGTTACGAGCCGTTCCACTCTCGGTTGTTGATGTCAATAACGCCGAGTCATTGCAAGGCATGATCTTCTTGCTGACGCGGATGCTCAACTACCTGAACTCACCACAAGGCTACGACAAGTCGTTGCAACGCCAGCGAGGAACGGTAGTTGTAGAAACTGGCAACCTTGGAACAATCAGCACTGTCACAACCGTCGGCACGGTCACCAATCAAGCCAACATTGGAAATATTCAAGGTCAGATATTGGTCAACGGCGGCAATATGGCGGCATGGCAAGCGGCAGTTCGCAATCGAATCACATAAGGAACAAACATGGCAAATACGTTCAAAAAAGTCATTGATAGGCTGATGTGGGCGCAAGTCGCCCCGGCACCCAACGCCAGCGCTGCGGCTACATCGGTAGTATCTGATCTGCGCTCTGGGGTATCACGCAATCCGTTTGTCTACAACTTGGTTAACGCCACGGTGTTGAACCGATTCAACATCGTTACTAAATCTTGGAACTTTGTTCAGTCTCCCGCATTGGCTGGTACTTTTGGCGCTGGTTCGGCAATGGCTTTTGCGCCGTCGCTTGGACTGGTTGGAACCATTGCTGCTGGCTCGACGACGATTAAAGTCACGCTTTCTACCGCGCTACCAACGGCGGTCGGTCTCAATATGCTGGCAAACCGTGGCGGCTCAGGAGAGTACGGGTTCAAGCTGCGCATCATTGATACCGTTGCTGGAAAGACAGAAGAACGCTATATTGATGCCAACACGGCTGGCACCACACCGACGATTCATGTCATTTCACCGTTTACATTTACCCCATCGACGGGCGCACGGTACGAAATCATTGCTGGTCGTGTTTTCATGCTATCCGCTGGTGTCATGGCAGCAAATGCTTGGCGGTCGTTGGAAGTAGCGTCTAACACGCTGTCTGCCGGTTTGAGTATTACCGGATTACCTGCTACGGTCGGTACGGATAGTTCAATCATGGTGCTGGATGAGCAATTCACACCATATGACTGCGCTCCCGGCGAAGGCATGATCAAAGGCACGTTTGTCTACGATACTGGCCTTGAAACCCGCTCCGCACTGACAGCTACCGCATCTGGCGCAAGCACACTGACCGGCCAAGCTACTAATGGTGATTCCGTAGTAGCCGCTAATGAATTTCGAAATTTTCAGATTCGGATTGTGCAGGACACTGTAACGCCTGGCTCTGTTGGTCAGCGGCGCGTTATTGCCAGCCACACAGCAGGCCCAAGCCCTGTGTACACAATGGGAAGCGCATGGGCTACCCAGCCATCTGCTTTAGCCAAGTACGTCATTGAGTTGCCAAACTTGATGCTGGTGCGGTCAACTGCAACAACCACGGTTTACACCTATAACTATTCTGACGCCACCATCAACAACGGCACCAACAACATTTTGACCAACGCTTGGTCAACTACGTACTTTGGTGCTGCTCCAGCGGCCAATGCGTCTGGTGGTATGTGGGCGCCATCGTTTGGTATTCAGCCCGGTGTTGCTCGCAACGCGCGCCAGTCTTTCTGTTACTTTTTTCGAGGTGGCTCTGCCACGCTGGATGTGCTGGATATTGCGGGGTCAATTACCGGCACTTGGACGGGCGCAATTGTTTACGACGGCGCAGTGGCCCTGACTGTCGGAACTTGTGGAGCATACGCGCCGTTTGAAAATGAAGGCAGAATGTTCTATATGAATGTATACGTGGCCTCCGCAGTCAATCAGATGTACAGGTTTGACGTTCAGAACCGAGTTCTTTCACCGTTTACTCCGACTGACTTTTTGCAGGCTGGTACTGGGGCGCTTGGTCAACGGATGGCTGCATATTGCGCAAATGACGGCACGGACACTTACGATGTAATTCTGCTGCAATCGCACTTGTCTACGGTCGCTCAAGAAATGGTGGTACTGGTATGAAGATGCAAGAACTGGTCACCCTGATGTCCAACAAGTTGGCCTATCTGAATGGCGCTAAATCAACCGCTATGGCGTCAGGAGACCTTGAGGCGGTGCTGAGACTTGAAGGAGAGATCAGCGAGACTCAAGCCACCATTGAAGCCTTGCAAACCCTGATGTAACGTGTTTTTAACGCTACTCCAGTCCCGTAGCGCACCACCGCCACCTGTTATTGGTGGTGGTGGCCCAGGCACATCAGCGGGATCTAGAAAGTCTCGCAATGGCTGGGTACGTGAACGGGCTGATTTTGAGGCATCGCTATTACGCTTTGACCCAGAGCATCAGGACGCACTGAGGCGCATTTCTCAGACTCTGACTGATTCAGATCAGCCTCAAGCCAATCGCATTGCTCGTAAGCTAATTGATTTCAATGGTGATCTCAAGCAGATTGAAAGCCTTCAGAAAGAACTAGCAAAACTGGAAGCATTGCAAAGCAACCGCATTGCTACGGAAAAACTAGATGCTGATTTGAAAATGGCTGCGCGTGAACTTAGCGAGATATTGCTTGATGAGGAGGATTCCATTGCAGCCCTGATGGCAGTTGATGAATTTGAATCACAAGCGGTTTTTTCTGTCTTAGGCTTTACCTTGCATTGATTCGCCGGATAACCGGCAGCGGCAACCACCAGGCCGAAAACTGGTGAGTTTGAAAGTGGAAAATGTCAAAAGCAGAGATTGAAGAAGTTGCGGAAGAAAGTGTCATTGAGACTCCTGCACTTGATGAGCCTGAAAACGAGGTTGATGAAGAAGAGTCGGAGGTAGAGGAATCTGCTGAAGAGCGTGTTGTGGTTTCCATTGGAGACGAGGAACCACCTGAAGAACCGAGAGCGCCGGATTGGGTTCGTGAGTTGCGCAAGTCTCATCGAGAGTTGCAGCGCAAGGTCAAGGAGTACGAGGCCAAGGAGCATTCAGCGCCAGCCTATGCTGCTGTTCCTACGCTTGGCGCAAAGCCAAAGCTGGAAGACCACGACTACGACACCGAAAAGTACGAAACGGCGCTGGAGTCTTGGTATGTCAAGAAAGATGCCGTTGAGGCTGCAAAACGCCAGCAACAGCATCAAATGGATGAGCAGCAGAAATCCTGGCAATCCAAACTGGATAGCTACTCAAAGGCCAAGAATGAACTCAAGGTCAAAGACTTTGAGGATGCTGAGTCCACGGTTCAAGACACCCTAAACACCGTGCAGCAAGGTGTTGTCTTGCAAGGTGCAGAAAACCCAGCACTGGTGATTTATGCCTTGGGCAAGAATCCCAAAAAGGCCAAAGAACTGGCTTCTATTTCTGATCCCGTCAAATTTGCTTTTGCTGTTGCCAAACTGGAGTCCCAATTGAAAGTTACATCTTCCCGCAAACCACCGCCACCCGAGCGCTCTACCCCCACCGGCAATGCGCCAATTAGTGGCTCCACGGATAGCACACTGGAGCGACTGAGGGCGGATGCAGAGCGAACTGGTGATATGACGAAGGTAATTCGTTACCGTCAACAGCAGCGCGAAAAGCAATCTGCAAAACGATGACTTGACAGTAAGCGGAATGTATATGATATATTCCGCTTACATGGATTCGCCCACCAAATAAGGGCAGGACGGTTATATAAGCATCCAGCCGGCTTTATAGGTTGAGTGACCAGCAAGTTTTTTTCATTCGTCACTTATATAGGAGCCTATCATGGCAAACGCATTTAACAAGGAAGAGCGCGTAGCGTTCGAGAACATTCTGGAAGGCTTTCAGGACGCTTTGGTTCTGAGCCGCAACATCTCGGTGTACAACACCGACAGCACGATGATGGAACGCGCACGAGACACCATTTGGCGTCCGATGCCTTACATCGCTCAGTCGTTCTCGTCTACGGTTGGTTCGTCGATTTCGGCAAACTACGACGACATGACTCAGTTGTCCGTGCCTGCAACGCTGGGTTACAGCCAAACCAGCGCCTGGAAGCTGAACGCCAAAGAACTGCGTGATGCGCTGCAAGAAGGTCGCTTGGGCACCGCTGCTCGTCAGAAACTAGCTTCTGACATCAACGTCGCAGTGATGAACGTGGCTGCCAATCAAGGCACCCTGGTTGTGGCTGTTGCTGGTGCCTCCGGCGATTATGATGATGTCGCTCTGTGCGATAGCATCATGAACGAGCAAGGCATTGCAATGGAAAATCGTTATCTGGCTCTGAACAGCCGGGACTACAACGGTTTGGCTGGCAATCTGGCAGTCGCTACCCGTTCATTCGGTAACGCCAAGTCTGACAAAGCCTACGAGCGCAGCTATGTTGGCATGGTGGCTGGTTTTGACACATACAAGCTGGACTACGGCAACCGTCTGACGGCCCAAGCC